GCGACCGTTGTCCCCATTCAGGGCCAGCAGGCTGATCCCTTCCTTCACCTTCGCTACGCCGGCGTAGCGATAGCACTCCACGTCAACGGTTGGGTTCTCAACTTCCGGCAGGCGACGAATGGCCGTGAGGTATTCCAGAGCCTTCGACAGGTTCCAGGCATGGACCATGCGGTCGCTCTTGGTGACGTCTTCGGCGGTGACTTCGCCGCGGCGGGAGGTCTTCGACCAGTCGATCTCGATGACGCGCTTCCGCCAGCCGATACGGATCTGACCTTCTTCGGTACTCACGAGATACCACGGATACTTCGCGCGCATGTCGTTGTAGTTTGGATGGTCAGGCCAGTAGCCGTTCTCGATCCGTTGTAACTCGGTGGCGGTGTAACCTGCGAGGCTGAACAGTGCTGCTACGTCTGCTGCTTGCATGGGGATCTCCTCAGTGAATGTAGACGGTGACTTCGAGCATTTGGTTGTGGGCGGCCTGGGCCTTATAGTTGATGGTGGTGCCTTCAACTTCTACGTCAGCGAACTCGTTCTCTTCGCAGACGAGCTTCTCGTCGATTTCGACGACTACGTCTTCAGGGAAGTGGCCGGTTGCGACCAGGTGTGCTTTAACGTCGATGGAGCCTTCGTGACCAACTGGGAACTTGATGGTCATGCCGGTTACTTTGAATGCTTGCTGAAGTGCCATGTCGTCTAACTCCTAGTGCAATGTGGCGCTGGTATCGGGCACGCCGATGAGTTCGATCTGTATCAGGTAGAGTCCTTCATCACCCTCGCCGAAAGAAACCCCCAGATCGTAACGAGGTCCCATCTTACTGCTAGCTGGATGATACTTGCCAGACAGCTTCACGAACTTCTCACCGAACTTGGTGGTGAAGACTTCATGCAGTACGCTGAAGAACAACTCACGTTGGGAGAATTTATCAACAGTCGTCATCTCCATCACGATGAAGGTCTTGGCGAAGAGGTGTATCAGTTCCTTATTGAAGAATTCCTCCTTCTCAGGTTCTGGTACCATTAACTCGATTCTGTAGCTTTGCTTATCCATCGTTCTCCAATTTGCGGCATAAAGGAAAGGAAATGCCACCTCCGGTTCTGAACCCGCTCTGGCGGTCCCACTATCCCTGATCAAGGGAATAGCGGCGAGCCCAGACACGCTTCATATGCCGGAGGTGACGGTTGCATCTATACATGACGGCCTGTGAGCGCATGCCAGGGTGTTGCTTCATCCCCCGCTACCCATCAGGTTGTCGCCAAAGTATCGCGGCATCACACAAGACGCCTAATTTGAGCGGTCATCCCGACTCGTGGTTGACTATCTACGCTTATCAGTGGGGTGGGTGATTAAGGTCCCAAAGGCGTCAGGGAGTCTGGGCCATGCCAAACCGAGTCCAGATCTCGGCGGCACAGCAGTTGTTGCCAAGGAATCGCCCCGGTGATTTCCACGACCACGGTCTACCGCCGATCATGCGGAGAACGTACTCGATGTAGTCATCATCTTCCTCACCTTCAGCGCAGCATTCCTCTTCTTCCCAACTAGGAGTCCGGATTGGAAGACCGATGCGTTTGACGGAGAGTTCGAGAAGTCGGAGTGCGAGACCTAAGGCTTTGAAGGATCCAAACATCTAAATCCTTAATGCGGCGGGTGGTGCTTTACATACAAGGCAATGTGCCAGTAAAAAGTTACGGATTCACGCAATCTTCCTGACGATCTTCCACTCGTCAATGGTGAACGACATGGTGAGGTTGACGTTGTCGCCACGCTTGAACTGACCCGGGTGCTTCTGACGCATATGGGCGCTTAGCCACTGCGACATAATCATCCTGGCATGTCGGTCAATGCGCGAGTGCGCGTACTTGGTCAGCTTCTCGACCAGACGGTTTACAGCCACACCGATTGGCCAGCTGATGGCCGCACTGTAGACCGCGATGTAGAAGAACGCGGTATCCTTATACTCGGGGATGGCGGCGAAGATAATGTCGTTAAGCCCGATCAGCAACCAGAGCACACAAGCGAAGGCGGCGATAGAAACGAGGAAGATACAGGCCTTGTAGCGGAATGGAATGATCAAAGTGCATCCTCCAGCAGGCGCATAGGTGCGAGTTCTTCCAGCGGGTGGCTGGAGTATTGCAGGATACGCCTCTCGAAGTTAGGGTCGGTAGCTTCGATCCAGGCATACCCTTCGAAGGTCTTCACTTCAACGGCCCAGTCATCTGGCCCGAAGTCGTTACCCATGATGATGCGGAAAGGCGTATCGCCCAGCGCCTGTTTCGTCACGTCACGAATCTGCGACTCGAGGATGTTGTACGCCTGACGCAGTTGATAGCCGCGGGCCCGGTTGGTGAGTCTACGGTTGTTACCGAAGTAGTGCTTAAGCTTGCGCACGGATAGGCTCCAGTGTTGCGAGGTTCAGGAAGGTGAAGTAACCCTTCTTCCAACCCTCGGTGTCGATGTGATGAACGTTCGCTACGATCAACGGTTCAGGTACTTTGCAGTGACCTACGATTAGTGCCCGCAGATCTTGCACCGGACGGTCGTCGCGGATTGCGTAACGGTGACGGCTACCTTGTGCACTGTTGCGCACGAGCCATGCGATACGTTGGTCCTTGTGGTGCAGGTATTCTTTCCAGGTAGCCCAGGTGTCGAACATCACGTCAGCGTGAACGATACCTACCAAGCCGCCTTCGGTTTCGATCTCCATGCCAATCGGGAGACGGGCGAAGAAAGTAGCCCACTCATCCTTCATGGTTTCACTGAAGTTCTGGAACCAGGAGCCGCCTTCGCTGACCCACTTGTCTACAGGGCGCTGACGCCAGTCCACGACATACTGGTCGTGGTTACCGCATACTGCATGAAACCATGGCTGAGTCAACCACCAGAGCGCTTGACTACTCTGAGGACCACGGTCAACCAGATCACCTACGCTGAACAGGCGATCGAAATCTTTGTTGAAACCAATATCCTCAAGCCCCCGCTCAAGACGGTCCCAGCAACCATGGATGTCCCCGACCGCAATGTCACGGCCCAAAAGGTTCTTTGGAAAGCGAGTAACTAACATCTGAATCTCCTGATATTATTCAATTTCCCGGGCCTGCCGAAGATGCTAAAAGTAGTAATTCGAGTTCCCGATTCGTTTGTTGAGTTTTCCTGCGACGCCGCGTTCTACCTCGATGCTTTGACGAGTGCCCGAGAAGCCCCTGGTCTTGAACAGGACTACTTCGCATGCAACTCGATCTATGTTTAAGAAGTTCATCAGAGAGTGGGCAGCGGCTGCCACCATCTCGTGTTCGTTAGCGATGATCCACTTCCGGTCTTCCAACGTTTGTTGGTGATAGTAGCCGTGGGGGTGTTTATTACCATCCTGCATCGCCGACACCTTAGGATCGCGTAGCTTGATGTCCAGCGGGATAGCCTCACCCTCGTAGATCACGAATCCCGGGAAACCCATCTTCGAGATTTCAGTGGAGCACTCGTACAAGTCGAGCAATCCTTCACAGAGGAAGTAGACCATCTCCTTACGACCGGTAGCATCGATGACCTTGTTGACCATCGCTTCCCGGACGGACGGAGTGGAGCGCTTCGATAACTTGATGAGTCTTTTCTTCTGTTCCTTCTTATCTGTTACGTATTCGACAATAAGCGCCATTCGCAGCAATGCGTCGAGAGGATCGTAAGCCATGACACACATTCCCAATTGATATCTATTCTATAATGTGTCATTGTAACAAAATAAAAGAGATGAAAATGCCGGGGCTTAATCGCCCCGGCATTTATGCTGTCACTTACCGTTCTTGCCGTATTTCTCGATAAGTGCATTGAGCCCAATGAGGGCCAGTCCGATGATTACGATCCAACCAACAATAGTAGCCATGCGTGTCTCCTAGTCTAAGCTTTCGATTTCGATAGCGTGGGCCTGTGCGATCCCTACTGCTGGGATAGCGGAAGCGTCACGCTGGTAGGTGTTGATGATCTCACCGGCGCTTTCAGCACCGAGGACGTGGAGCATGAACGTGTAGACGGACATGTCCAGCCACGCATTCTCAGCATCCAGTTCGGTCAGCAGACGCGCCACTTCACCTTGCAGGTAACGAGCCAACACTTCTTGGTTGGGCTGGTCACGGAACAAGTCGAGTGGGATGCGCTGAGCATTGGCGAGATATTTGAAGCGTTCCAGCAACTCTCCGCTGAACTTGGCGGAGAGGAAGTCGAGAATATCCACGAGGACTCCTTAGAAGAAGCCGAGGTCTATACCTCCGGCCTTGATGCTGATTACTGGACTACCGTTAAAGTAGTCGAGCGTCATCTCCACATCTGGCGTGACGATGATGATCGATTCGGCGTCCGTGAACTGATCAGGGGTGATCGCGTTTTCCTCGAGTAACTCGAGGAGACGATCATTGATCTGCTTTGCCCCACGAATTACTTCCGGCATAACGATTACCTCCTACTTGCAGAATTCGCGATCGGTGAATACCGTTCGCTTATTGCCGACCATGACTACATATTGGTCAGCATGTTCGATGGGAAGATTACCGAACTCCCCTTTGCTTGCATTCTTCCACCACCACGACCCATCCTTCATAAGACCGATGACTTCGATGTTGTCGCCGGTAAGTTTGATGGTGGTCTTCTCGGTGGACTGCTGTTTGTCAATGTGGCGGTACGCACCGTAGAAGTCAGTGTAAGGCATACCGAAGGTTCTGGTACCGTTGACGATGACGTCGTTCTTGTTCACGCGGCAGTCTTGCGGATAACTCAGGTAGCCAGTCTTACGACTGTCCCAGCCAGCCCAGCCGATGGCCGAGAGGATGATGATGCCAACAGTCACGACCAAGAGGTAGAACCGGATCATGAACTTACGAGCACTGGCCAATACATCGTTGTGCTTCTGGACCATCTTGTCGCGTGCAGCGATACCTGGATCGATGCGAGCATCTACAGGAATCAGGTCGTTCAGTTCATCTTTGTTTTGTTCGGCGGACATCTTGTCACTCCTGGTTTAAGCGTAGGTGGTCAGTTACCGGTTGTAGAGGTAAACGTCCTTCGCTGAGTACGCAATTGATGAGGTCGGGTAGCTGTTCGAAAATACCCGGCACGTATTCGTTGAAGTTGACGCAGTGAAGTAACTCCAACTTTCTGTACGCTTCTTTTGCTCGAGGCGGTTGGATCAAGTTGAAACCATCGATCGCTCGATCTAGGGCGCAGATGCTGAACCAGCCTTGCCGGAACATTTTATCTACTTCCCGTACGAGGTTGGCTAAGCGCTGCACTTCCCAAGGATCGTTCGGATCATTAGGTTCCGGGAACACGATCTGATCGGTTAGACGATTGCGTGGAATTGTCTTGATCTGTCGCGGTTGGTGATGGTCTTGTCTGGCGATATGCCCCATGGCTTGTAGCGCCAAGAAGACGTCAGCCACGGAGGTTTCGTGAGAGAGCTTGGGTTTATTCTTAACCCATTGGACTTCGATCAATCCAAATAGTTTCACGCCATTCTCCTGTTTGCGGAATAAAGGCCGGGTGGTTTCCCACCCGGCTCGGAACTTACTCGACGCGGTCGATCAAGTAGTCGGCTTTGCCGAACTCGGTCTCAACGCGGATGATGAACGGAGCACCAGCTGCTGGACGCAGACCGATGACAGGACGCTCAACGTCGATTTCCAGAGTGCCGCCGTCGGAGTAAGCGCTGATCACACGCTCGATTTCTTTCAGCTCGTGGCGCAGCAGCTCGTTGAACAGGCAGAGCTTGCGATTGTTGGTTTCCTTCAGACCTTCGATCACCAGGATGTCACCGGCGTACTTCGCAGCCGATTCGCCACCAGTCCAGGTAGCCGGGATCGGCAGAACACCAACCACGTCGTACAGCTTGTTCGGAACCATGTTGTACTGACGCATGTCAACCAGCTCGGTGCTGGTGAACCAGCAGAAGCGGTTGCGATTGTCTTCGTGGTCGTAGAAGAACAGACGACCGGCGTCTTCCTTCGTCGGCGCGGTAACGCAGAAGAAGTTGCCGTGCGAGATCGCCGGACGAGCCTGCATGGTGCGAGCAGTCGGCAGAACCTTCTGGCAGAACACCGCCCAGGTCATGGTCACCGCAGGAGCGATGTGCTCTGCGATCTTCGGTTGCGCTTGATCCTGCTTGGTGGTCAGGTTACCGAACAGCTTCTTCTCGGGTTCCTTGACTTCCAGCGGGTTCGGCGACCAGGTGAAGCGATCGGTGACTTCCGGGATGCGCGCCAGACGACGTCCGAGGTCGCCTTCGTCCAGACCCAGCTCTTCGAAGACTTTGCGAGCGCGCTCGACGTTGCCTTCGGATGGAGCAGCGGTCTGCTTACGGTAGTTGACCGGGTCGATCTTCTCCATGAACATCGCCTTGGCGCGAGTGGTGGAGTTACCCTTGAGGATAGGCTCCAGCAGCATGTTGGCCACGACGTTGTTGCCGACGCGAGGGAAGGTCGGGTTGATGGCCATACCGGTAGCTACAGCGCGCCAGATGTAGTTGCGCAGCAGGGTACCTTGCAGGCCCAGATCGTCCTTCGCCTTGACAACACCGTGGAACCACTTGAGCAGTTCGGTGTGGTCATTGGCCAGCTGACCGCAGGACTCGGAGATCACCACGGCAGCCGAGATGGCTTGCAGCGGGTAGCGCTTGATCGCCTTTTCCAGCAGGTCGAAGTTCTCGGCGTAACGCCCGATGTTGTCGGCAACGTTTTCCGGCAGGCAGACCTGACGAACCAGGTCATCCGGCAGGAAGTAGTGCGACCACTTGACCGGGTTGCCGTCTTGATGACCGTCGGTGAGTTCTTCGCCCCACTGGTTGTGCTCGGTCCAGAAGTAGCCGGACACGCCTTCGCGACGGACCTGCTGCTCTACCGCCTTGATGGAGGCGCGGTATTCTTCAGGCACCGCATTGGCGTCCCAAAGGGCCGGTACGGTTTTGCCTTCAGGGGTGATGAAGACCAGGTGGCCGAAGCGCTCGAAGAACAACCGGCAGCTGGTGCAGGTGTTGTGCTTCTGCTGATCTTCAGGGAAGGCCTTACGGTAAATGGTCGACAGACCTTTACCTTTGGTGGAGTACAGGTGCGGACCGTAGGAGGCGAAGTTCTCCTTGAAGGTCTGGATAGCCAGCGCCTGCGCTCTGTGGAAGTTGGCACCCGAAGCCGACACTACTTCAGTTGCGGTGGTACCTACTGCTTCTTGAGACATGTTACATTCCTTGTTTGCGGGATTTACATCTAATGGTCTTGTGGTTTATCTTTTTACGTTAACTGCCGATCAGTTCTTTGATGGCCATCAAGCGTTCGGTGATTACCTCTTGGCCAGGGAAGTCGATCGTCTTCACATCACGAGCCCAATAGTAGCTCAGACGCGGATCAGCCAGTGTTGCGATCTCGACCATGACGCCGTTGATGTTGCTGTAGAGCATCTCGTTACCCAGGGACTTGGTGTCCTTGAATTCGGAGTCACGCGCTTTCCAGTTCAACTGATACCCCCCGGCATCGGTGCTGTGCAGGATAGCGGTGAGCTGATGTTCGATGGTGTCGAACTCAGACTCGATGACCACGAGCGAACGGCGCATTGGCGTAGCCTGACCCAGTTTGAGGCAGAGCTGTTGGCCGGTGTGCTGGTTCACCAGATAGAGGTGATCCATGAACTCGTTCTTCTCGACGTTCACGTCACGGAACAGAGCGTGCCAGCCGCCAGCCAGATTGCTCTGGATGTAACCGTCACCGCTGAAGTTCGGGATGATACCTGGAGTCATGGCTTCCAGTTCAGCGACGCGGATGTCGACGAAGTCGGTAGGGCGTTGGGCGTGGTGCAGACGATCGATCATGTAACTCTCCTAATGGAAATTCAATTAATAGCCGCGACGACGTGTGCGCGGGTCATGTGCTTTGGCGGAACCCTTCTTGGAATGAAGGTGGCGTTCGCTACCGGTCGCTCCATTCAACAATGTACGACCATAATTCCGTTTATCGGGAATGCCGAGTACGAATTGCTTCTGATCTGGTCCAATGGAATCGATCAGTCTTCTGAAATCCCCCATCGGGTCTTTGGTGAATGATTCCATCGCGCCCAGTACCTTATCGACGTCAGGCGGTCGGATCAGGCCCGGATATTTGTGACCACGCGCCAAGGTCAGGATCTGCCGCATATCCAGCATGATATCCAGCTGCTTCTCTTCCTCGACAACGATCAAGATATCCTGAACCGAATTGCTTTCGAGCGCCAATTCGTCAAGGATACTGTTAGCGATGTAACGACGACTCTCAGCGCCGGGACCTGTCAAGATGATGCGACATTGACCACTGGATGTAAGAGCTTCGATCAGTTTCTGAATCTTTGCTGCGTTCATACAGACCTCGACAAAATAAAAACCCACCCGGTTGCCCGGGCGGGAGTGGATCAGTCAATGATGACGTGCGGGATGAATTGCTCGTCATCGGCAGCTGCCGCCGATTCACGTCCTTTCATGAAACATTCCGAGTTAGGTTATTGGTACAGATAGTTCTTTCACTTTGTAGCTTTTGACGCATTACGCGCAGCGACTTCGCCTTTCTTGGGACCCCAGCCTAATTCTCGAGAAAGTGCTCGACACGCGTCATAAATGATACGGTTACTTCCGAACCCTTTATGTCGGAACAACTGCTTCTTGACTTTCATCCCTGCGCATGACGTATAGCGGTAGGCGAAAGCGTGGGCGTAATTCCAGTACTCGATATTGTCCTTGAAGGTTCTGCCCAGATGCTCAAAATAGCGATGGGTAAGTGCTACCACTTCCCCGCCACACTGGCAGCGCGTTGAGAACCATTCCGGCTCCCACGGCATAGCGAAAACTTCTTCAAAGATCGGACGGACTTGTTCGCGAACTTTATCCATGACGGCCTTCTCGGCAATCAGGGTTTCTTCGTGAACAGCAGCCAGATCTTTGCGCTCGAAGTTAAGGTTCTCGAAATGCTCCTTACCTTCATTGCGTTCCTTCGCGTCCTGGTAATCAACGTAACCCATCGCCTTAAAGACCATCCGAGCACTCACGTTAAGCAGGAACTTCTTATCGGAAGCGATGCGAATCAAGCGACCCGCATCCATGATCTCCTTGTGAGTCACGAATTTGTTCTTCATGACCTCAGCGATAATACCCGAGATCTCGGTGCCGTACTCCGGCGGTGGTTCTACTTCGTAACCATTGCGGGACTTGAAGGCTTCTTCATGTTCCTTAAGGTTTCTTGAGAGGCTCTTCGCTGTCAATACTTCCCGGCGCATCACGCACCTCCTTTAGTTCGGTTTCAAACATCTTGCCGCCTTTATAGAACAAGGCAGCGAAACACTTGGGCGTATCAAGATGAATGTTAACGACGATCTTGTAATCGGCACGCCGCAGCATGGCGATGTTAACGATTTCACGATGTCCATCCGAATGACGACCTACGATCATGTAAGCAGCGCCAAATTCGAGGACACAGTCATTGAAATCACGCAACACGTAATCCCAAGGTCCGCCATGAACTTCGACGACTGTCAGTTTGATCCCGAAGTTCATGGCGACGGTAGCGTCTAAAATACCGCTGAATATACGACGCGCTTTGTTGGGCGTCTTGACTCCCGGAGCTTCTCGAAACATCTTCTCGAGGCGATCCATTCGTACCTTGGTTGCGATGATGTGATGTTTCAACGCCAGTAGAGCTGTTTGCCAATCCAGCTCCAGCTCCATTTGCTTCTCAGCCATGTCGATCCCCTTAACTTGTCCGCTTGATGATCTGCTCAGCAATCCGGTCGCCGAGCGGTTCCTGTTTGCCTAACTCGGAGATTCCGTACAGGCCAGCTACCAGGCAGAGAGTGAGAAACAGTCGGCGTACCAGATTGTTCATGTGCAAATTCCTTTATGCGATGGTGGACATTAGTGTTTCGTGATCGGCGCCTTCCACCTTCCAATTAAGGAGGGTGGTTAAGCCGCTGTAGTCGAGAGACTTGAGTTTATCGAGGTCTGCCTCATTACCCTCGCCGAGGATACCCAAGATAGCGCCGCGTTTAACGCCGCTGCCGAGGAACATAGGTAGACCCATGTCGATGATCCGCGGACTGCCTTCTGACAGCTTCGTAACCTTGTCGACGAGAGCCTCGCGATACTCAGGCTCCAGCTGCTTAGCTTGCAGCAACATTGCGTAGCTGGCCGCCTTGACCAGAAACTTCATGTCTTCCTCACTTCCTTTATAGGTCGTAAGGTCGATGCAGCCGAGCACCTTGGCTTTGTTGGACAGCGTGGTGGAGGTGAGCTCGGTGATCTCACTGTTCCAGCCGATGTCGCATTCAAGCAACTGGCTCAAGGCATCCCAGACTTTGCAGACCTTCTGGGACTTGTAGACTTCGCCATCTTTCTGGCGTTCGATGTCGATGGTGATCATGCAGGAACACCGAGCTTGATGACCTGACCCGGCAGCGCTTCGTCATCGCTCTTGTTCTTTGGAGCGAACGCCAGACCGCCAAGCACTTCGTTGAGCTTCTGCAGACGACGCCCTTCACGGCGGGTGGAGTAGACCTGGAGCAGCCAGCCGTTGAGCTGGACTTCTTTCGGCATCGGGTATTGGTACGGGGTGCTTTCGACCACGTTCTCCAGACCACCGAGCAGAGCGCGGGTTTCCTTGTCTTCGTTCCAGAGCTTCTTCAACACCTTGGTGCTGACGGGCTTGTCGGTGGTGAAGTTGAAGATGAAGACAACGTCATCAGCGCCGCGGGCGTAGAGGCACTTAGCCTTTGGGTTGAAGGCGTCCAGTTCTACGGAGATGTTGATGTCGCCGAGTTTCTTTTCGTACTTGCTCATGGGTACTTCCTTTCTTAAGAAATGGTGGTGTGCAAAAAATAAAAGGCGGGGGATTTCTCCCCCGCTTATGCCGCGTTACTGAACGCGCTGTTGACGCACGTTCTGCACGATCGCCTTGTCAAGAGACTTGCGCAGCAGGCGCGCATCTTTCTTGTCCAGGCCTTCGAACAGCTCGTTGTTGTACACGATCTGAGCGTTGACGCAGAAGGTGTCAGGCTTGAAGGTGGTAGCGGTCTTCAGGCCGTTGGTTTGCTTGTCGGTCAGTTCGCAGGTGCTGTACAGCTGGCCACCGATGGCGTCTTTCACGTCCTTGAAGCTGGAGACATCGATCTCGCCGATGGTCAGGTCTTCTTTGAACTCGCCGGTGATTTCAGAGCTGATGTTACCAGGACGACCGATGTAAACCATGCCGGCGATTGGGATGTCGTTCTTGGCGCGGCGCACTTTGCCGTCAGCAGCAGCTTTGGCGGCCGAGAACCAGTCGTCGAACACGATGACGTTCAGGTCTTTGAAGTCTTTGTCGACGTTACCGAAGTTACGCAGGGTCACTTCAGCACCGGAACCTTCGACAACGGCAATACCCTTGTTCTTGTGTTCCTTGTCAGACATGTCGCCAAAGTCTTTCACGCCACCTTTGCCGAACATCCAGTAGATCGCTTCGCGGTGTGCGTCGCTGACGGCGATGTCAGCCGGCAGTGGGCGGGAGATCACGGCGTCAGCTTGCAGGATGGCAACATCGCAGTCACCGTCCTTCAGCATCTGGGCCGAGGATACCGAGCCTTCGGTCTGCAGCACGTCGACCTGGACCTTGGCGGCCTTGGCGACATCGTTGGCGATCTGCTTGGCAAAAGACTCGTAGAAGCCGCCTTCGGCACCGCCGCAGAAGTTGAGGGTTTTGCCTTCAATAGCGAAGACGTTGAACGACATGGCCATCATGGCCAGTGCAGCGACGAGCATCTTTTTCATGTTTTACTCTCGGTTGGTACTGCGGGTTGGAGTTTTGTTACGGGTACGTCTAACATCAGCAAACCTTCGAACAAGTTCTTGGGCTGCTGGTCTTTCGGTAAGGCGCGCATTGCTGCGATACGTTCTTCGAGCTTGACGCACTCGACTTCGTATCGCTGGTAGGTGCCTGGAGGTGGAGAGGTGAGGTTGAATACGATCTCCGTATCAACCCTATCTCGGTTGGCCTTATACAGCGCCATCACATCTAAGATTCTAGCCACGACGAATCACCCCGCAACAAGCTTGTAGGCGCCGTACACCGCCAGACAGACGATGACTAGGCCGCCAACGAAGAGCCAGCCTTGCAAGACGCATTGGCATGGCTGACTTTTGCATTCGCAGCAGTAGACGTGATCACGACGAGACATCACAATCCTCCGCCAGTGCTGAGAGATCGAACTGCACGTCGATGAGCAGGTTCTGCCCTTTGACGTACGCCTGGATATCGAACAACGCGCCATCGTCCGAGATATCGACGTAGACCACGTCGAGCTCGTTTTCGATGAACAGCCTGATGCTGCTCTCGATGAACATCGCCACGGCTGGATTCAACCGACCGTAGTCATCGAGCAAGTCAGCCAGCATCGCTTCCAGCATGTCGTAATCCGGCATGGCTTCAGCGTCGTCGGGACGGATCTGATGCGTGGACTGGAGCGACATGAAGCAGTCGTGATCTGGACGAACCTTGGTACGCCACAGAACCGCCACGCTCTCACCGACGTTCTCCAGTTTGCCGGTGGTATCCGACTCCTGAGAAACCACCGCCGTGTAGAGAGAGTGTTGATCACGATACTTCTCGTCAGCAAACTCACGCTGGATCTTACCGGCGATTGGCCAGAGGGGATTGCCTGGGAACAACTGACCGGCTTCTTCAAAGGCAACTGCGTAGTCCAGCTGGGTCTTACCAGCGGTATCGACTTCGCGTTTCTTTTGGAAACGATCGGTGCTAGCGATAACGGTCATGACGTCTCCTTATTCCTTGATCGCTACTTATCAAAATGGCGCCATATCCAGCCAGCATCAGCAGCAGGAAGGCTAAGAGGATACCGCCCACCGCCTCACTGGTGTCGTACGTTGGGTGATGGATCTCAGCACAACGATCGTACGCAGGGCGCTGTTCTGCCACTACGTACTTTGGATCGTAATGCTCGACACCAGCGGCGCAGAGGCATTGCTTGAATGCCTCGTCACCTTTGTTCATTGCAGGGTCAGATCGCCGCGGGCGATAGCTGCCATCTGCTCGTCGTCACGCTTCTGCTTGAACTCAGCCTGTTCGTCTTCGGAGGCGATGACGACACGCTTGCCATCGACGATCACTTCGGCACCGCCCTCGATCGCTTCGACGGCTGCGTTGAGAGCGATGGACAGGTTGTCGGCCATGAGGTTCTCACGGTCGCTGCCGGTGGCGCTGACTTCGCCAACGCACTGGCTGATCTGTCCGCCGATGGTCACCTTGGTGGTGATCTTGTTACCGTTTTCGGTAAGTTCATGCGATACGCTGGTAGCCAGGGCCAGCAGGCAGTCGGTGGTGAAGACTTTGGTCTCGGCATTGCTCACAGGGACTTTCTCCGTTTGGGGCGTCGTACGTCGCGTACGACTAGGGTGATGAAACCAATGATCACTGCGAGGACGATCAGGATTAGCCAAGCTCGCTCATGGAACTCTTTATTGGCAATCTCGATATCCCGGCAGCTGTTGTATTGCTTGATCTCGGCGATGGTGCTAGCCGTCGTAGGGACCTTGGCCAAGATAGGCTCACAGTCAATCGACGGTTCGCGAGGTTTGTCATCGCCATTCAGAACGAAGTACCAGACGACCATACTCACAGTCGATAGACGTCTGGAGGGACGATCGGAGCGAAGCGCACCTCGTCCTCGATCTCGGCCTGGCCGCGTTGCCAGAGCGGGTTCTCGTCGCTGATTGGCAGGCCCGGTTTGGCGTAACCGTAAGCCCACTCGCCGGTGGACTCAAGACGGTTGTGGTGCAGCTCAGGAGTGGTAACGATTACGTACTCCTGACCCTTGTAATGTTTGACGATCTGACCGGGAGCATACTTGCAAGTTGGCATGATGAATCTCCTGTTGGGTTGGTCCATACCAAGTGATTACCCGGTAAAGAAACACGACTACTTCTGGTACGGCATGTCGAAGCCGCTGTAGAGGGAGCAGTTCGCGAGGTCATCGCTGTACGCCAAGTCGGCGTCGATGTTGGCAGGCGCGTTGAAGATTTTGTTCACGTTGGTGATCGCCATCGGCATCATTGCCCGGTAACCTACGTCAGTCAGATGCTCAGGCTTCATCAGCCCCAGTACCACCGCATCCATATCGACACCTTCCTTACGAGCCTCGACAGCGCCCTTGCTGATGTCGGCAATCATCCGACAATCATCGCCAGTGACTTTGTGGTATTCGAAGTCAGGCAGGGTTTCATCGTAGTGAGGGGCGGCGTGAGCGATTGCAGTAGCGAGCATCAGAGAAGCGAAGATTGCAACTTTCATGTAGTCCATTTCCTAGTGGTTTGTTTGACTCTTCACTTTCAGAATGTGTGACTATCTAAATCTAGGATAGACAAAAAAAAAGAAGTGGGGCCGAAGCCCCACGTCAATTACTGCCGACCGGAGTCAGCGCGAATGAACGACAGAGGAACGGCCAGACCGTTAGGCAGCTTGTGCAAGACAAGCGCATGACACACGGCTACCGGATAGCTGGTCGACGCATCGTAGAAGCGTTGCGGGTCATCGATCCACGCTTTGACCGACTGACCGTGGTGCTCAGTTGCGGCGCGGAACTCGGTGTTGATGTTGTAGCGTAACGCGATATGCGCAGCCATGTTGATGCTTTGAGATGGAGCAAACCCGTAGGTGTGGTCGAACACCAATTCTTCTTCGTCAGGATCTGGCTCGTCATAGGACAGGAAGTCGGTACCATCGACCCCGCCTTTATCCAGCCGGATACCCCCTTGGTTGTAGTAAGGTTCTTTCCAGTCCAGCGCAACAGCGACGGCGTAGTCCAAGCCTTTGCTACACAGATAGCTTGGGTCGATCCAGACCAGAGGATCTGCCGGGCAGTCAAGATGCTCGGTTTCGATGCGAGCGATTTCGCGCCGAGTCTTCGGATCGCAATACTTGACGGAGTGATGGATATCGTGACCGACTTCGGCAAGCAGTTCGGTGAGCGAATCCATGATCAGCGGACCGGCATTGGCAAACTGGAAGCGCAGGTACGCATCGTAGACTTTAGTGCCACCGTCTACAAAGTGGACGGTAACGCGGGGTACGCGGGTGGGTTGTTCGCGTAGTTCAGCAATCATTCTTCACCTCCTGGAAATTTACGGCGCCGGGACCATGGGTCGTTTGGATCGCGTGGACGATCGTCATCATCGTCGCGATGACGCATCATCTTCGACGAGTTAGTGGCACGCTGTTTGTACGGCGACAGGTTGCGGTTGACCTTGATGGTGATAGTCGGACTCACCACCACACGCCATTCGCTTTGGTCTGGCGTCGTTTCGACCTTCGATGCAGTCAGCCACTCGAACTTACCGCTGTCAAGGACTTCGTTACTCTTCGGATCGCGCAGTTCGATAGTGATGCTGCCGTCTTCTTCATGCACGAAGCGACTGTCGCCTTTGAACTCTTCGCCGTTGTGCAGGACTTCACGCAGGTTGTAGTTCGGGTACACTTCGTCAGGTACGTTGTGGATCTTCATTTCCTGCTTGAAGGACTTCAGATCCTTGGCACCTACGGCCACCTTCGCTACCACGCGCAGCATGTCAAAGCTGATGCGGTGACATTTGCAGTAGTCGAGGATGTACGTCAGGATGGCCGGGGCGAGCTTCAGCTCTTCGATCACTTCGAGGACAGCATCTTCTTGCATGCCTTCGTAGTTGATCTTGTACAGGAACCGACCGGGACGGTGGATCATGTAGTCGCTGAGTTCGTGGATGTGGTTCGAGGTAACGATGAACATCACGCCCTGGAGATCAGAGTCGCTGAACAGGGTCAGCATGTGCTCACGTTCTTTGTCCTCGTAATACTTCCCGAACTCATCGAAGTACACGACGCACGGACCCATCGCCGTGATCAGGCGTTTGATCACAGGGGCAGGGATAGCACCGGTGATCATCAGACATGGACGCTGAAGCTTGGCGATCACCTCGTTGATGGTGTCTTCTGCCAGCAGCGATTTGCCAGAGCCCTTCAGGCCAGTCAGCAGAACGCCGGTGGTACCTGGAGTCTCGCCGTAGGTTCTGATGAACTTCGACTTGTAGGCGTCGTGCTGACCGTAGCGTTTGGTCGGGACCTTGAACTTCTCGCGGTCTTTGATCAGGACGAGCTCGTCGTCCTTATTACCGACACGATAGACCGCAGGCGGGACCTTATCGATCTTGTTGTGCAGGTTGATACTGCTGAGCGTGATGTACGGGCCTTCATCGGCCAGAATGATCGGCATCTTGTTTCCTTACACGTAGCTGAGATGGTTTTCGCGTTTGCACTTGAAGCTTGCGGCATTGGTGTGGCCGCCACCGCCGTATGCTTCGGCGATTTCTGCGACGTTGACGCCAGAGCCCTTAAGCGAACGCAGACGGTAGTAGCGGAACTTCGCATCCTCGTACCAGGTGATAGAGAATGGAGAGTTGTACTTCTTGATCAGCTCTTCGCCGACACGGCTGCCGTTGTAGCGCGGAACGTTAGACACCGGGATGTCTTTGTATTCGTGCTGACGGCCGAATGGAGTCAACCAGCTCTCTGCCACATGGCGGGCGATCTGCTGATCTTCCTGCGCCACCAGTGGCTCGCCAACGTCGATCAAGTGGTCGCTGTACGCCTTAGCGTAAGTGACCGAATCGATCTCGATCGGCATGGTGGCAAAGCCTGCGATGAACTTGCGAGTATCTTCCAGTTCGAACTTCCACAGGTCGTGGTCTTCGAAGTAGTTGATGATCTCAGGCCGTGGCTTGTTCGGGAAGATAATGTCCCAGGCAAGTCCGGCGCCGGAGCGAGTCATGTCGAGGCGCAGATCGAGGTTATCCGGATAGCCGGCTTTCTCGAAGTATTCCTCGAGACGCTCAATCGCCGTTTCGTGGTGATCGAGCAGGGTGACCAGCTTCGCCTTATCGCACATCTCGGCGATGATGTTTGGAGGATACGAGAAGTCGAGGATCAGGACCGTACGGTCGGTAACGTCAGGTGGCGTGTCGCCGTACGCTGCTGGGATGTATTCGGCATCATTGCCGTACTTCTCACGAGCAACCCATGCAGCAGCTATTCCGTCGAAGCAGTCAGCGTGGTAGATTACAAGCGTCATTACAGTCTCCGGTTTGCCTTATGTCAGAACATAAGGCGTTGGGTTAGATTTTAACCTTCGTCGCTACTTTGGTTCGTCGGCTCAATATAGCCCATGTTTTCGGTGGCTTGAGCCATGGCGCGTTCGGCGCGTTCTGCTGGAGAAATCTTCTTAATCGGCGGCCGGAGATTATGGTCCTCAGTGAAACCCTTAGCGTGGAGTCTCGCCAAGATATCTTCAACGTCGAGTACCTCGAACTTCGGTAAGCCGCCCAACGAACATTTGCGAAGAAGTTCGCCGGCTTGGTGCAGATCGTCGCTGATGTGTACGGCCATCGTCATCTGCTCTTCGAGCTTGCTGGTAGCGCCGCGAACGTAAGTTACACCTTCACCATATTGAATACGCCGCCGCATCATGTAGGTGCGGTGTTTCTCAGCTTCGGAAGGAACGCGGAACTCGTAGAGCTTGCCGCTCGGCGTGAGGATGTTGCAGATAGTAGCGCATTCAGCTTGACGCACCGGATCATGAGAGCCCTCGAAGAAATCCAAGATCACTGCCCAAGTGCATTCCAGCGGGATGATGAACCCGTACTTGGTGCACATGGAATCAATCGACATCTGGGTCAGCAAATCGTTGGGCTTGAAGATGCCGGTTTGGACGAAGACTTTGTTATCCTTGAATACGGTTACGTTAGCCATTACTTAGCAGTCCTTCTGGTGCGTGGTTTGCGGGCAGGTTTCTCTGGAGCTGGTGGTGGCGTGATAAGTGGGAGTAACTTATCCTGAGTATAGATGTCAGCAAACGTGCCGACTTCAGGGTTGATCTCGCCCACCTTCTCGATCACCAATCCTGGAGACATACCTGCCGCCAGACCTACGTAACCCATCCACGCCCCATTACCGCGACATTGGGTAGTGTAGGACAGATGTTGGAAGGACTTACCGTGCTCGCGATGATCGAATGCCCAGCAATCGTCCTTCGTCATGATGAAGTAGCAGCGGTCACCAAGCACGATGTCAATCTGCTCATCAGTCAGCGCAGGTGCTACGTTCTTACCAGCAGCCTCCCAGGCCATCAGCACGATGGAGAAGATATCCATCATGTGCTGGATGCTATCTTCATGGATGTTGTCGCCACAGAAGGCAACGGCCATACGGCCAGTCTTGCAGACGAAGAGCTTCTTCATCTCTTGCAAGTTAGAGTAGGTGGTGTGCGGCTGGACTACGCCACAGCGGTCAGCGGCGAGAACGCCATCCTTGTAAATGATCAGCGACACGTCAAACTCCTTACAAAATAAAACGGCATAAAGAGCAGGGTCTTTCGACCCTGCTCTGACATGTGCTGCTTACAGATTCGGACGCATGGCGGTCGAACCCTGGCCCTGCTTCTGAGCAGGAGCTTTGTACACCGGCGCGCCGGTACGGGTGATCTTGCCGTCGGCGCCGAAGAAGACACGAGTGCCGACTACGGTTTCGGCCAGCTTGTCGCCGTCGAGGGTCAGAGCTTCCATCGAGTTGTCGGCGAATACCAGCGACACGCTTTCAGCGCTGAAGTGCGCCAGAGTTGCGAAAGCCTCACCATTCTCGGTGGTCAGCTTGGCGATTTGTTCGGCGGTCAGTTGCATGTGTATCTTCCTTTACAGGTTGGTTTGGTTTACTCTATACGGTAATGTGTGGTTGTGATTCTTTACAGTCAGTTGGCCCGCAAGATCACCTGATCGTGACCACCACGTTCTGCCAGCCAATCATAGAACTGGGTGTACTTCATGTTGCCGAAGAAATAACTGGCATCGTCGATGATGATGAGCTTGGCTGGAGGAATTGGATCGGGCTTACCGTTCTTACGGTACAGGATCGATCGCTTGAGTTCGTATGGCGTCACTACGCGCTTACGCTCGACGGGTACGCGAGGATAGCCAATGAAGTCAGGATTCTGATTCGAGCAGTTCGAGATCAGAGCATCCTTGGCCGGCAGGTTGGGTACGATGAAGATCGTTTCCTCAACCAATGAGAAGATCTGTGCCAGCGCTCTGGTGCGGCCAGTCTGACGTGGGACGAACACACCTACCGTCTTGAACTCACGCAGCCACCTGGAGACATCAGTCTCTCCCCAGCGCTTGTATTGTTCATCGAACCATTCCTGATTGCCGTGGAATGGCGCCAATAGACCCTGTACCATCGCCTTGATATCGAAGGGAGGTTGTGAGACCGTTTTCTTACTCATCGCGTTAGTTCGCCTTTATATTCAAACGGTAAGTTCGCTTTCTCTGCGATCTTCCGTAGCACGTTTATACTTAAGTGTCGGTGACAGAACTTACCTGGACGACAATAGCACGCCACTGCGATATCCGCGTCACGACCGTGTTCGATCATGTCGTAGAAGAACCTACGCCAACTCAAGTACCTGTCCCGCAGTAACGCATGGTACTGATCGGTATACATCTCTTCAGTGATGAGCTCGTTTTGAATTCCATTAACCATTACCCATGTAGGCGCAAGGAATGCGTAATCCACTGCGGACTTGACTGTAGTATCGGCAAGGATAATCCCCTGTTCCCTTACCCATCTCCAGTTGCTGATCTGCGTAGTCCAAAAGGCCATGCTAAGCTCCGGTATTCTCTGACATACATTAGCCAGCATAAATGAAAGTTTACGGCATAAAGCCGGGAGCGATCCCGGCAGTATGTTTGGCCCCGAGCGGGAGATTTGAACTCCCCACCAACTAATAAACGACGGACACGGGAAAGTGCGTCAGGCATGAAACCCTTTCCAGTATATCGTATCGCAGTTCGCCGGAGTAGCGCCAGCCGCTAGCCAGGGATTAGAAGTCAGAGAAAGTGCGCAGGAATATGGACTCAGCAATAGTCCAGATCTTTCCGGTAGGCGCATCTTTGGTAGGCTCCAGGTTAGTGTAGACCACCATCGGCCAGGAGCAGTCCTGACCGTGCTGCGCTTTGAACAGAACCTTGAACCGTAATCCGCTAGGCGACTTGTATTCGCCGCCTTCTTCGTACGACTCAAGCACGCTCGCTTTCTCCAATAGGTATCCGCTCGTAGAATCGAACTACGTACCTTCCCCTTGTATCCAGAGTCACGCCGAACCCCGAAGGGATGGGCATGTTCGGAATCGAACCGAATGGGGACGCTCTACCAATGAGCTAAGCGGATATAAAACTTACGAGCAACGGATGTTCGGGTTCTCGAGAACGATCTCGAGGTCGAAGAACAGCTCGGTCTTGATGCTGGACGGCATGCTGATGGACAGCAGGGCGCGCTCGGGATCTACCTTCAGATAAACGTCCTGCACACCTGGGATGCTCAGGGAGTAGTTCTGAGTAAGCTGACCTTCGACACGCTTGGTAGCACTGAGGTCGTGCGACAGCTTGATGCCGTCAGCAGTGCGGACGTTACTGATGCGAATCTCGCCGACAGCGTCGGAGAGGTCCAGCATACTGGTATCGCCCAGGCCGAATACGTTGAACTTACCATCTACCAGCGGCAGATCTTTGGCTATCAGGCGGCGCTCGGTAGCGCTGGCGATGCGACGACCCAAGACGCGAGAATACTTGTCCATGGCCTCGCCTTGGTGGCGCATCATGCCGATCTCGAAGTCGCTCAGACCTTCCGGCTTACCGCCGCCATTATCGACCTTGTGGAGGAATCCAGCCAGGCCATTGAAACGGAAGATCAGCTGAGCCTGCTCGATGATCATGCGCTGGACGTGTGGCGCTTTGGAGTCGAGATGACCCAACGGCAGATGGTTTTTCAGGAACTCTTCTTCGGATTGCCAGGTAACGTTGCCGGCTTCGTCTTTGACGTTATAACCAGACTTACCTTCTTCGCCGGAATCGGACTTCCAGGCCAGGACGGTAACGTTCTTGTTCACCAGATAGTTTTGAGTCATGAAAGATCTCTGCGGGTGGTTGGGGATGAATAGGGCGTTCCTCGTGGATTGGAACCACGGACCTTCGGCAAGTCGTTAAGCTACGGGGCCGATGCTCTACCATACTGAGCTAAGGAACGAGAATAGGGACTTCTTCGAAGAATCGAACTTCGGACCTCCACCAGGTCTGGTGAACCCGCCCATTTAAGGGACCGGGGGTTCGGGGGTGGCGCTCTGCCAACTGAGCTAAAGAAGTATAGAGGTGTTGCGAATAGGGAGCGCTGACTAGAATCGAACTAGTGACCTACGCCAAGTTGGCCTTATGCTCTAACCAACTGAGCTAATGGGCCTCGGTGGGTGGCCCATGCCGGATTTGAACCGGCGACCTTAAGGGAGGGGCGTCGCTCTACCAAACTGAGCTACAGCGCTATTGAAACGGGTACAGCTAAATAGGTAACTCTGGGAGGGACTCGAACCCCCGACCTTCCTCACGTTTGTGCGTCTACCAATTCCGCCATTGGCCGATAGTGCCGGCCAAGCAGGACTCGAACCTGCAATCGTAAACGAGGACACTCTACCAGCTGAGCTACAGAGTTATTGCTAGGGAGTTCCAGCTGGAATCGAACCAGCGACAACCGCCACGTTGGTGCCTGACCTTTGGCATGCCCGGGTTAGGGGCCGTCCCGACGCTGGGACGGGTCTAAGGCGGTACTCTACCAGACTGAGTTATGGAACTACAAAATGGGGTGAAGCCGGGAATCGAACCCTGGTCTCACGGTTCACAGCCGTGCGCTCTACCACTGAGCTAGCAACACCAGAAACTCGGAATAAGCGCCTGGGGAGGACATTCCCCAGGTCTTGTCACTACTTACCCTAGTGACCAAGGTGCCTTCATATCGCTTCAGGCAGAATAGCGCGGTGCATGCTAGTGTCTGACCAGGCATGAACATTGCTCGACGTGTGCGGTGCCGTGCTTCCCTGCTAACTCAAAGCCAACAGACTGGCTCCTCGTCGTCGTGGGGTAAATGTAGCTACAGAGCTCACGTACAGCGGTGGCACCTAGGGCAAGGTGGGCACATGAGCTAGGATCTTAACTAGGCCCGAGGAGGCTAGCGTCAGATAAGGGCGATCCTCCTGACGTCATGCGTCAAGTTAAGCGGCGGCGCAGTGCGCTGCGATGCAAGGATCGTATTGGCTCCGAGACCTGGATTCGAACCAGGGACCAACAAGTTAACAGCCTGCTGCTCTACCGACTGAGCTA